CAACAGCCTGGCGGGAAGCCGGGCCGTCAGGAACTAACGTCTTCGGCTTAACGGGGGTCACACAGACTCCAAGAAAAGCGTCCGAGCCACAAGACTCTCTAAAATGTCCACTAACGTAGCTTTTGGCGACATTAGCTTTCAGTTGGAGGAGAGTAAGGAGCGAAGTTAGTTCCTCATACCCAGTAGATGGCAATATAATATCATCGCCATATACTCGGACCTTGTTACGTAAACTCAGTATCCGTGTCCTACTTATGCGACCTCGCTTCATAGATGATGCGAGAGCAGCACAAAGAAAGACAATGGATTGTACTGGAAACGTAACTGCAGTACCCTGCGAGGCAAACTTCTTAAGTTTTAAGAAGCCCGAGTTCTTAGAGACAGAGTCCCTAAGAAGCCTCGTACGTGCGGCGTGCAGAGAATGTAGTACCGACTGATTAGATCGGAATACACGCTCCACGGTCCAACACGATAGACGATCGCTTGCATCTGAAAGATCAACAGTAGCAAGTGTACGGTCTATGGATGCCTTAACGACCAGGTCGCCTGATAATTCCTGCTTTGCGAAGTTGATGAATCGTCCCAATAAAGGGTTACGCTTCGTCTCATCGACAAAGTAGGAACGCAGAATCTGCTGACACCATTGGTGTGATGCAGGTTCGGCTGCGATAATCCTAGGACCTTTAGCGGTCTTAGGAACGCATATTAGACGACTCGCCAGCTCATGATTGAGAGGGCGCTCCTTTTCGGATCCTGCAGTCTTCCCGCAGAACTCGAAAGGAAACCAAACGTTAAGTTTGTTCGGCCAATTAAGGAAGTCAAATTTCTCCGACTGCCTTAATCGCTCCGAAACTGCACCAGGTCCATGTCTGAAACCGATTCCAAGTCCTTCTTGTTCCATATCGCCCGAAAGGCGAACGGGTTCAAAGAAGTCCATGGAACCGACAACGATATCAGCAACTTGCTGCATACGTTGTAGACGCAGCCGATTTAGACCTTCGTTTTCCGAGTTTTCTTTCTCCTCTTGCGAGAAGAGAGTCTGCTCAAAACGACTGGCAATAGCTTGTTCAAGGCTATTATCAGTAGGGTCGATATCAGTGACGAGCTCATCGGAATCCCACTGCAACGTGGGGGATCTAAGGGATCGTTCAATGCCATGGTATGTCTCCAGAGCCGCCTCACGGCGGTTCGTTGAGCATTCCACCTCTATCTTCTTCCCGATGGAGAAAATACTCCTAAGGAGGAATACAGCGGTAGCATCAGCGTCATGTCTTAGACATGCACAAGTATCAAACACACGCAACCAGAGACCCGAAAGAAATTTCGGCACTCTGACTCTTGCAGAAACCCTCTTACTAAGAGGGCCTGCAAGCTGAAGGCGTCCAGTCTCGAGGCCCTGCAAAAGCAGTGAGTCGAGATATGGGAGGTCAAGGGTGAACAACCCTAGTCCTCGAGTTTGACACAAAAGGGAAAGTCTCGAAAAATCTTTCGATAGTCCCCTAAGTGCTGGGTACGTCGCCTGGACATCTAATAGAAGTCCTTGCGAGACGTGGAGTAGAGCATTAACCTGGCTTTTCATAAGTGCAACCTTTCAGTTGGAACTTATACAGGCCTCGTCAATGCATGCGTGAAAACGACGAGTCTATGACTCGAAGTTTACCATCTTGGTAATGTTGGCACCGCTAGAAGCGGAAAGCCAAGCTGACAGACCAAGTGCGATTTCCCGCGAATTGGCGGGATCATCGCCCTGTGCATTCTCGATAACGGTGTAACACTTTCGCACCGTACCGTAAAGCGCAGGAGACACGGGATACACAAACTCCGTCAATTGGACAGTGTGGCGGTCAGTAAGACGGCCACC